GCATGGTCAGAAGTTGTCAATAGTAATTTGGCAAAGATTGACCAGAAGTCTGGTAAGGTATTAAAGAGAGAAGATGGTAAAGTTTTGAAACCAGAAGGATGGCAACCGCCTAACTTTGGTAAACATGTGAATAAGTCTTGACATACAGACCTATTCGTTATATAATAGTATTTTAAACATTGAGAAATAAAATTTATGAATATTAGAACATTGGCAAAAACAATTGCAATCAAAGAGAATTTGACTAAAGCAATTAAGTATGATCTTCATTATCGTGATTTTGATGATAAGGTTGAATTGGTCGGTCTAGTTGACGATCCTAACTATAGCATGAACGATTTTCGTGGTCGTGAAATGTTGTTTCCAAAAAAATGGGTCACATTAGCAGTATTGGATCCTTCTTATAAGGTACAAGTATATGATTAAAATTATTGCATTGAAAAACGGTATGAACTTGATTGCTGAAACTGAAGTAGGTACAAGTTATATTAAGATTATTAAACCTGCAGCAATTGTTATGCAGAATTCTCCTAGTGGTGAAGCTATGATTGGGTTCTCACCTTTCTTACTTTATGCACAAGAGTTTGATACAGGTATTATAATTGACAATCAAAATTTTCTAACTTTAGCAACACCTGCAACCGAACTTCTAAATGCTTATAATAAGTATTTTGGTTCAGGAATTCAAATCGCAGATCCAAGTATTCTTAAATTATAATGTCAGATTTTTATACTAGTGTATTGGCTGTTGGCAACAACATCCTGTATCGTGGTGTAAAGAATGGTAGGAGTGTATGTCTCAAATTAGCATACACTCCTACTTTGTTTTTACAATCTAATAAACAAACTAAATTTAAATCACTTAACGGTGAGACACTTGAACCTTTAAAATTTGAGACAATGAAAGATGCTCGTGATTTCATTAAGAATTACGAACAAGTAGAAAATTTCAAAGTATATGGTAACTCACGATTTGAATATGCTTTTATTGCTGAGAATTTCAAAGGTGATATTGAATGGGATCAAGATAAAGTAAAAGTTGCAGTTATTGATATTGAAGTTGGTTCAGAGAATGGATTTCCTGATCCATATATTGCATCTGAACCTATCACTGCAATTTGTATTAAATACATGGGTGGTGAAACTAAAGTATATGGTTGTGGTGATTATAATAACACTGATGAGAATGTAAAATATATCAAATGTCGTGATGAATACACTTTATGTAAAAGATTTCTTGAAGATTGGCAAGCAAATTATCCTGATGTTGTAACTGGTTGGAATATTAAATTCTTTGATATTCCTTATCTTGTTAATAGATTTAGAAAAATACTTGGTGAAGATACTGATAGAAAATTATCACCATGGAATATGATTAATGAGCGTGAAGTATATGCAATGAACAAAAAGAATGTTGCATATGATATCAGTGGTGTTGCAACATTAGATTATATTGAATTGTATAGATGGTATGCACCTGGTGGTAAATCACAAGAGTCATATCGTTTAGATAATATTGCACAGGTTGAATTAGGTGAAGGAAAGATATCTTATGATGAATTTGAAAATCTACATCAACTATATCGCCTAAACTATCAAAAGTTTATTGAATATAATATTAAAGACGTTGAGTTGATTCTTAAACTAGAAGATAAATTAAAGTTAATTGAATTAGGTCTTACTCTTGCGTATGATACCAAGACAAACTATAATGATATCTTTGCACAGACTCGTATGTGGGATGCAATGACATATGGGTATTTGTTGAATAGAGATATTATTGTTCCACCTAATCTACATACAAGTAAAGATGGAAGATTTGAAGGTGCATATGTTAAAGACCCACAGATTGGTATGCATGAATGGGTTGCATCATTTGACTTGAATAGTTTGTATCCACATTTGATGATGCAATACAATATCTCACCTGAAACAGTAATACATCCAAATGATCATACTTTAAAGATGCGAGATGTTATATCTAAAGGTGTAACTGTTGATAAGATGTTGAATAAAGAAATTGATTTAGATGGTATTGAAGGTGCAACACTAACACCTAATGGTCAATTCTTTAATACAAAGATTCGTGGTTTCTTACCTAACATGTTGCAAGATATGTATGAGGATAGAAAGAAGTTTAAGAATATGATGTTGAAGGCACAACAAGATTATGAGAATGAAAAAGATGAATCTAAAAAATACGAAATTGAAAAACGAATTGCAAGATATAATAATCTACAACTGGCTAAGAAAGTTAGTCTCAATTCAGCATATGGTGCTTTGGGAAGTCAGTATTTTCGTTTTTATGACCTACGGATGGCGTTAGGAGTTACATCTGCAGGTCAACTAAGTATAAGATGGATTGAGAACAAGTTAAATCAATACATGAATAAACTTTTGAAAACGGACAAAGATTATGTTATTGCTTCGGATACAGATTCAATATATCTCCGTCTTAGTGAGCTTGTTAAGAAAGTGCATCCTGAAACAAGTGATATTAAGAATGTCATTGCCTTCATGGATCGTGTCTGTGAAGATAAGATACAACCTTTTATTGATGAAAGTTATAAAGAGCTTGCTGATTATGTCCACGCCTTCGAACAAAAAATGCAAATGAAACGTGAAGCACTTGCAAACAAAGGTATTTGGACTGCAAAGAAAAGATATATTATGAATGTCTATAACAATGAGGGTGTTCAGTATAATGAACCCCACATGAAAGTTATGGGACTTGAAATGGTTAAATCTTCAACACCTCAATCTATTCGTGGTAAAATGTCTGATACTATTAAACTAATGATTAATGGTACTGAATCAGATGTGCAAGATTTCATTGCTCAATTTAGAAAAGATTTCAAATCATTACCACCTGAAGAGATATCTTTTCCACGAGGTATGAATGGTCTTAAAGATTATTCAGATAAGACTACAATGTATAAGAAAGGTACACCAATTCATGTTAAAGGTGCCATAATCTATAATCATAATCTAGAGAAGTTAGGATTAACAAAGAAGTATCCATTAATACAAGAAGGTGAAAAGATAAAGTTTACCTATCTTAAACAACCTAATCCATTTAAAGATACTGTTATATCTTACCCTTCAAGATTACCTTCAGAATTTAAGTTAGAGAACTACATAGATTATGATACACAATTTGAGAAAGCATACCTAGAACCCGTTAAGATTATTTTGAATTGCCTTAACTGGGAAGCAGAAAAAACAAATTCACTTGATAGTTTCTTTTTATAAATGAGGATGATATGAGTTTACTTGATAAATTAAAAAAGAATACCACAATTAAAGATAGTGCTATTCTAGACAAATCAAAATTCTTTACTGAAAAAGATTTTGTGCCAACAAGAGTACCAATGATTAATGTAGCATTATCTGGTTCACTTGATGGTGGTTTAATTCCTGGTCTTACTATGTGGGCAGGTCCATCAAAACATTTTAAGACTGCATTTAGTCTATTGATGGCAAAAGCATACATGGACAAGTATCCAGAAGCAGTATTGTTGTTCTATGATTCAGAGTTTGGTACTCCAATTAAATACTTTGAAACATTTGAGATTGACCAATCAAGAGTATTACATACACCTTTAACTGATATTGAACAATTAAAGTTTGATATTATGCAACAGTTACAAGATGTAAATCGTGGTGATAAACTAATCATCATATTAGATTCAATTGGTAATCTTGCATCAAAGAAAGAAGTTGAAGATGCACTTGAAGGTAAATCAGTTGCAGATATGAGTCGTGCAAAACAAGTTAAGAGTTTGTTTAGAATGATTACACCACATTTAAATCTAAAAGATATTCCAATGGTTGTTGTTAATCATACTTACAAAGAGATTGGTTTGTTTCCTAAAGATATTGTTGGTGGTGGTACAGGTTCTTATTATTCTGCCGACAATATATACATCATTGGTCGTCAACAAGAAAAAGAAGGCACCGAAGTAATTGGGTACAATTTTATTATTAACGTAGAGAAAAGTAGATATGTCAAAGAAAAATCTAAAATTCCCATTAATGTATCTTTTGATGGTGGTATCAGTCGTTGGTCTGGTCTGCTTGATATTGCACTTGAAAGTGGTCACGTAACTAAACCTTCTAATGGTTGGTATGCAAAAGTCAATCATGAAACTGGTGAAGTTGGTGATAAACATAGATTGGCAGCAACACAAAATGCAGAGTTTTGGGATGATATTTTATCTCATAAAAAATTCAGAGAATTTGTAAAACAAAAATATGGGATTGCATATGGCAACATTATGGGACCGACTCCTGTTCTGGAAGAAACCGAAGAAGCCTAAAGAAGGTATTGATTACCAACTCTATAACTTTCCTGATTCTGATCTCACTGGTATACATCTGTTAAAGGGTGTATATCAGGGAGTCATTTATTATTATAAGATGGCACAAATTGTAGAAGAAGGTACTTTCGCAAGATTAAAGTTTACCTATGGTATAGAATATTCTGGTAATCATGACGAAGAAGCATTGCGTAATGATCAGAATTTTGTTATAATTATGGGTGACATACTAACAGAACTATTGGAAACGAATGAACAGACTAGAACAAACAATACTGAAGAATTTAGTTTATAACGAGGACTATACAAGAAAAGTATTACCATTTATATTTCATGACTATTTCTCAGATAACAATGAAAAGAATGTATTCACAGAGATATATGAATATGTAAATAAGTATAAGAATCTTCCTACCTATGAAGCACTAGTAATTAACTTTACAGAAAAGAAAACACTTACTGAAGAACAAGTTAAATCTGCACTAGAATTGCTTAATGATATTCAACAATCAAAAGAAGAAGTAACACCTACAGATTGGTTGATTGAACAAACAGAAAAGTTTTGCCAAGATAAAGCAATCTATAATGCAATCATGGAATCAGTTCAGATTCTTGATAACAAATCTAAAACATTAAGTAAAGGACAAATACCTGAGTTATTATCTAATGCACTAGGTGTATCGTTTGATTCACATGTTGGTCATGATTATATCAATGATGCTGATTCACGATTTGATTTCTATCATCGTAAAGAACAAAAGATTAAGTTTGATCTTGAATATTTCAATAAGATTACTAAAGGCGGTTTGCCACAAAAGACATTGAACATTGCACTTGCTGGTACTGGTGTAGGTAAATCTTTGTTTATGTGTCATATGTCCTCTGCGTGTATATCTCAAGGTAATAATGTTTTGTATATTACAATGGAAATGGCAGAAGAAAAGATTGCAGAACGAATTGATGCTAATCTATTGAATGTAACAATGGATGAATTGCATGTAATCTCTAAAGATGATTATGAAAGAAAGTTTTCTGTATTGAGAAACAAGACTCAAGGCAAGTTAATCATTAAAGAATATCCAACTGCATCTGCACATGCTG